TGGGTTCCCGACTGGGCCAAAGGCCTACCCATCGACTGCGAGTCCGGCACCGGAAAAAGTTACGGAGAGTGTGAATGAGTTCGGAAGCGAAGATCAAAATGATTATGTGCGAATGGCCTAATCTGGACGCAGAAGGGTTAGGTTCCGAGCATGAGTCCAAACCGATAGACCCGCAGGAGTTTGAACGCGCCTTAATATGGCTGGCGATCAAGAAAAAAAGACGCAGGTCGTTAAACCGGACGTGCAATAGCTACGGACTGAAGCACATAGCGTCTAGGGAGCTAGCGGACTTGCAAGAAGACGTGCCCCTCTTTGCGGACGGGAACACCTACATTTCCAACGGGGCCTTTATTTGCGCTGCAATATACCTTGGCTACAAAGTAGAGAAGGCACACAAGTCACCGAACGCGTACATTAATATAGGAAACATATTCTAGCTAGGTAAGGTGCCAGCCAATGAGCGTAGCCCCGTGGTCGTTCAGTAAGATCAAAGCCTTTGAGAAATGCCCGAAGCAGTTCTACCACCTCAAGGTGGTGAAGGATTACACGGAGCCGGAAACGGAGGCCATGCTGTACGGCACGGACTTCCACGAGGCTTGTGAGCTGTACATTCGTGACAACAAAGAGCTGCCAGGGCGCTTCGAATACGCCCGGCCTATGCTGGATGCACTACGGGCGAAGCCGGGAATCAAGCTGTGCGAGTACGAGCTGGGGCTGACGGAAGACCTGCAGCCCTGTAAGTTCAAGGACGAGAACGTCTGGTTCCGTGGCATCGCTGACCTTATCGTGTTGGACGGTGACACGGCCTACGTCATCGACTACAAGACCGGGCGCAACACGCGCTACGCCGACACCGGGCAGTTGGAGCTGATGGCTCTGGCAGTGTTCAAGCACTTCCCTGAGGTGCAGAAGGTGCGTGGTGGGCTGCTGTTCGCTGTAGCAGGGAAAGCTGTTAAGGACAGCTACGACCGTAGCCAAGAACCTAAGCTGTGGGCCAAGTGGATGGGTGACTTCGAACGCATGAAGAAAGCGTTTGAGCTGGATGTATGGAACGCTAATCCAAGCGGGCTGTGTCGTCGTCACTGCGTGGTGACGGAGTGTCCTCATAACGGAGGAAGGTGAGATGCCCTACGTTAACAAGCCAAGACCATATAAACGCGAGTACCAGCAGCAGAAGGCTCGTGGTGAGCATGAGGATCGCATGGAGCGCAAGCGAGCGCGGCGAGCTATCGACAAGACCGGCGTAGACCGCAACGGCAACGGCAAGGCCGACAAGCGGGAAGGCAAGGACGTGAGCCACAACAAGCCTCTCAGCAAGGGTGGCACCAACAAGGACGGCTACCGCATCGAAGACCCGAGCAAGAACCGGAGCCGTAACTACAAGAAGAAAGGGCCGAAGAAGAAATAACTTATGGAGATCATCAAGAACGCAGCGGTGCTGCTGAACCTGCGGCACCCTAACAAGGTCACGACTGTCATTCCAAAGTCCAAGGCCATCGACAAGAACAGGGTCGTCGTCAAATGGGGGATAGATGAAGCGCACGTACTGCGGAACCTAAACATCCGGGTGCCATCCCCCATTGAGGGGCAATACGACTGGCCGGGGCAGTACACGCCTTTTGCGCACCAGAAGACCACGGCTGCGTTTCTGACCATGCACCGACGCGCCTTTTGCTTCAACGAGCAGGGCACGGGTAAGACCGCTTCAGCGATATGGGCAGCGGATTTCCTGATGAAGCAGGGCAAGGTTAAGCGCGCCCTTGTGGTGTGCCCCCTGTCGATCATGGACTCTGCGTGGCGGGCGGACCTGTTTAGCTTTGCCATGCACCGCAAGGTAGACATCGCCTACGGGGCCAAAGACAAACGCCGGCAGATCATCGAAGGTGATGCGGACTTCGTGATAATTAATTATGACGGCGTAGAGATCGTTGCCGACGCCATCGCGAACGGTGGGTTTGATCTCATCATCATTGACGAGGCGACGCACTACAAGAACCCGCAGACCAAACGCTGGAAGGTCATGAACGCTTTGCTCGGGCCCGACACTTGGATGTGGATGATGACCGGTACGCCTGCCGCTCAGTCTCCGCTAGATGCGTACGGGCTGGCAAAGATGTTGAACCCAAACTCTGTGCCCCGGTTCATGGGCACCTTCAAGCAACAAGTTATGTGGCAGGTTACGCGCTTCAAGTGGGTGCCCAAGGACGACGCCACGGAGACGGTATTCAACGCCCTACGCCCGGCCATCCGCTTCACCAAGGACGAATGCCTAGACCTGCCGGAGATGACGTACGTCAAACGTGAGGTGCCCCTCACGGCTCAGCAGAAGAAGTATTACCAGCAGCTCCATGACCAGATGATGCTCCATGCAGATGGGGAGGAGGTCACCGCAGCCAACGCTGCCATCATGATGAACAAGCTCATGCAGATCAGTTGCGGCGCCGTGTACAGCGACGACAAAGAAACCATCGAGTTCGACATCTCCAACCGCTACAAGGTGCTGCGCGAAGTCATCGACGAGTCCAGCCAGAAAGTCCTTATCTTCGTACCCTTCAAGCACACCATCGAGCTACTCGTGCAGCGGCTCCGCAAGGACAAGATCACGGCGGACTTTATCTCCGGCGACGTGTCCGCCAGCAAGCGCACAGCGCTGTTCAAGCAGTTCCAAGAGCAGCCAGACCCTCGGGTGCTTGTCATCCAGCCGCAGGCAGCGGCGCACGGTGTGACGCTCACAGCCGCCAATACGGTGGTGTGGTGGGGACCGACGAGTTCCTTGGAGACCTACGCGCAGGCCAATGCTCGGGTACACCGCTCGGGTCAGAAGCATAAGTGTACGGTTGTACAGCTACAAGGCTCTTCTGTGGAAAAACACGTTTATAAGATGTTAGACAACCGAATCAACGTCCATACAAAAATTGTGGACTTATACAAGGAATTACTTGACTAGCGTGGGAAATGGGGATATTGTGGCTTTTCCGTGAGAGGAGATACTTATGGAAACCACCATCCCGTTAGAGAAGTTGACCAAAGCGTACATCAAGCTACGCGACATGCGGTCGAAGTTGTCCGCAGAGTACAAGGCTCAAGACGGCGAGCTGCTTGAGAAGCAGGACCGGATTAAGAAGGCCCTGCTGGATCACTGCAAGGAGCACAACGTCGAGAGCGTGAAGACTTCTGAGGGTGTCTTCTACCGACAGGTGAAGCGCCGTTATTGGACCAGCGATTGGGAGTCCATGTACAAGTTCGTCATGGAGAACAATCTGCCCGAGTTCTTTGACAAGCGCCTGAACCAGTCGAACGTAAGGCAGTTCTTGGAAGAAAACCCAGAGATGGTCCCGCCGGGGCTTAACGTAGAGTCGGAATACACTGTTTCCGTTCGCAAAAACAAGGGCTGATTATGAGTTCTGAATACGTCACCAAGAAGGAGGTTGCCGACCATTTTGCCGTTGCCTCTACCACCGTTGACGGGTGGGTTAGAAGGAAGGGGCTGCTGCCCCCAGGCACGTTTATCAAGGTGGGACGCACCTATCGTTTCAAACTGAAGGAGCTGGAAGAACACTTCCTGCAAGAAGCCCAGCGGTTGGCCGGGGTTGAACCCGAAGAGCCGGAAGAGGGCGCACCGGTGCAGCTTGAGCTGCCATTCGAAGACCCTGAAGAGGTTGAAGAGCTAGAGGATGAAATCCCGTCCTTTGACTTTGACGCTGACGACGACGTTTGAGGAGAACACCATGAGTGAAGTAGGGATGTTTAAGGGCAACGCCCTTGTGAGCAGCGACCTGTTCAAGTCGTTGCAGGCTATGAACGAGAACCTTGGTGGGGGCAGTAAGTCTGGAGGTGGTTCCCGCCGAATCAGTCTACGTGGTGGCAAGTTCCGTCAGATGCTGGGCGGTGAGCAGCTTGCGGTCAGCAAAGAAGACGCCATGGAGATTGTCATTGTAGATGCGGCACGCATCGCCCGTACCTTCTACGCGGGGCAATACTCCGCCGACAATCCCACGGCACCGCAGTGCTGGTCTGCTGATACGAACGCACCGTCTCCTGATGTGCCGGAGGATCAGCGTCAGGCCCCCCGTTGCCTTGAGTGCCCGCAGAACGTGAAGGGCTCGGGCATGGGTAACAGTCGTGCGTGTCGGTTCTCGCAGCGTCTGGCTGTGGCGTTCCCCGGCGATCTGGACAAGATTTATCAGCTCCAGCTCCCGGCTACGTCTATCTTCGGCGAGACCAAGGACGGCAAGATGCCCATGCAGGCCTATGCCAAGTTCCTTAGCGCCAACAACACCCCCGCTGCAGCCATCGTCACGCAGATGTATTTTGACGAGAACAGCGAGGTGCCGAAGTTGTTCTTTAAGCCCGTCCGGCCCCTGGAGCAAGAGGAGCTGGAAAAAGTGGTCGAGATGCGCGAGCATCCAGACACGAAGCGGGCCATCACCATGACCGTCGCCCAGACCGATGGTGTCCAGAAGGTTACGGTGCAAGAAGAAGCACCCAAGCCCGCTCCCAAGCGGCGCGCCAATGCCATTGAAGAGGCTGAGGCCGTCGAAGACGAAGCAGTCGAGGAACCGAAGAAGGCCGTCAAGAAGAAGGCAGCGCCTCCGCCGGAAGATGATGGAGACCTCGGCGACCTCGTTGATTCACTTTGGGACGACGCGTAGTCCCCCACGCCGCGACTAGGTTAATACCGAAAAGGGTACTGCAGCGCCCCTGTCGCGGTGTCTCTAACTTCTGGGTGGGATATGGACACAAGACAATTTTTGCATCGTGTGCTGGGGGGAGATGGACGTTACTGCACCTTTGCTGCTCGGAAAACAGATGAGCGCATAAAGCAAGATTTCCACACCTCCATTGATGAAGCGATTGGTAGAGCAAACGAGTTAGACGAAGAGGGATACGATACATTTTTTGCGCTGGCGACCTTTGGGCCAGAGAACAAACGTACGGCGGACAACGCCATCGAATTGCGGGCGTTGTTTCTCGACATAGACTGCGGGCCGGGTAAGCCCTACGCCACGCAGATGGAGGGCATCGAAGCCCTTCAGAAGTTCTGCAAACAACTTACCCTACCGAAGCCTCAGCTCGTCAGCTCGGGGCGCGGTGTGCATGTGTACTGGGCCCTTACCGAAGCGGTTTCGGCGGAGCGATGGCAAGGTGTAGCTGAGCGCCTGAAGCGGGCCTGTGAAGCGAAGAAGCTGGAAGCCGACCCTGCGGTTACGGCGGACATTGCACGGATACTGCGGGTGCCGGGGACGCACCATTACAAGGGCGAGCCGAAGCGCGTCACGCTTCTCGGTAAGGAGTTCCCTGCACCGGTTGACCTAGATGACTTTGCCTCCAAGCTGACGGTGTTTGCCCCGGCGCCGAAAGTAGATGCCCTACAGAACACGGCGCTCATGGA